ATGTCCTGTGCATTTTGCGCAGGCGCTGCTGTTGCAACTGGTGCTGCTACCATTGGTGCAGCAGCAGCTTCTGCTGCATCATCTTCCCAGGCAGTTGTTGCTGTTGGAGCAGGCGTTGCTTTTGCAACTGGGGCAGGTGCTGCAGTAGTTGCGTCTGCGCTACCAGCTGGTGCACCAACACCTGCAGGACGGAAGTATTGACCCCAGCGCTCTGTGTCGTATGGTTGACCATCCACACTTGCTTCAAACATCTCTTTGATCACACGCAGTTCAACTTCGCCTGGACGCTTGGGCAAGAATGTGCTCAAGTCGAACAAACTATGTGCATCAACTGCAGCTTGCTCAACTTCTGTCAATGCAGACTCTTTACGTGCCCACTTTGAAGTGTTGTAGTCAGCATATCCGCCTTTGCTAGTTTTTGCAACTCGGAAGTCCAGGCCACGCAAGTAGTCAGTTGGCAATTCTTCCAACTCTGGATCCATCAATGCACCTTTGATCAAGGTAAACAACTGTGGGCCAATAATAAACTTACGGATTGGATTCTCTGGAGTCTTGTCGTCGCCAATAGGATTCTCACGCACAAAACCTTGCATGATGTAGCTGCGTTTTTTCCAGTACTTCCGACCCATGTCTTCTAGGCTCTTGTCCTTGAACCATGGACGAACTTCTGCAAGTACTGGGCAAGCCTCGCCAAACATTTCTACACAAGGAACTTGTACGATTGTTTGTTTTGAGTCCATCTCGCCTTTGACTCCTGCAAACGGCAATCGAATCATTGCTCGTTCGGCCCAGAAAAATGTGTTTTTGGTGTTGCCATCTGGCAGGAAACGTAGTGAGGCGCTTTGTCCTTCTTCCATATTCCAGTGGGGGTAAATTGAACGGTCTCCTCCGCCTTGGGAGTTGTTAGAACCTTTGTTTTCGGATGCCTGTAGTCGTGCGCGGATTTCTGCTAGTGTTGCCATATTGTGTTGCCTTTCGTGTGCGTTAATATGATTTTAAAAATTTAAGATTTACTTAAACGTTGCCTTCAAGGTTATTTTAACACAGCCTGCCTGTGTTTCCTACGGAACTGGGTGAATTTCTTCTACGGTTGTTTGCCGTTTTGTGTTGCCTACAAAAGTGTGCAACACTGCACACACTTTTTTGTATGTTTATTTATGTTTAGCGAATCAGTGCTAGTGATTTTATTCTAGCCAGCATAGCATCACCTGCTCGGCTTTCGGCCACTTGGTCCTCATGCATGCTGCACTCGGCTAGACCGTGTGCAGGACACATTTCACCTTCCATGGTGAGATTACAAGATTTGGATTCGTCTACTTCTTGCTCGTCATCAAACTCGTTTGCTTCATCGTCTGAAGTATTGTAACTACCATCTGGATTAAAGCCTTCGTCTACTTCTTGCTCGTCATCAAACTCGTTTGCTTCATCGTCTGAAGTATTGTAACTACCATCTGGATTAAAGCCTTCGTCTACTGCTTGCTCATCTGCAGCCATCTGGGCTCGAATATCGCTGCGAGTTCCGTCGTACTTGGTTTCAAATTCTTTGTCGCTCATTAACTCATCTTCTAGATCCATAATCAATTCTTTGACTCGACCTTCTCGAACAGGTTGTGTATTTTCATCATCTGGCTCAACGGTTGGTTCGCCCATGGCAGGAGTTTGGATTCCCAATTCAGCTAATCTTTCTTGGATATCTGAGTCATCCCAAACATTAGCACTAGCGTCACGGCGTGCCAACTCACTCAAGCGGTCAAACAACTCATCATCACCAATTAAATCAGACAGTTGTGCTGTGGCATTGGTTGCGTCAGGGCCCACAATAAGTTCACGACTCATGAGCTCTTCTAGTCGTTGTTGTTGCTCAGGAGTTTCAGGCAAGGACCAAGTTCCTTCTGTCAGGCGGTTGGCCCAGGATTCAAATACGTCAATTTCTTTCATTTTGTTCTCTTGTTGTAGTTTTGCCAGCACAGGCAGTGCAGCTTCGATTCTCGAATCCAGTGTTTGTTCTACAAACATGGTCTTGATAGAATCTACCAATTCTTCTTGTAGTGTAGTTTCAGCAGGATGCCAAGATTCAAAATATGAATTGTATCCGCGAGTCATGCCCAGTCGCTTGAGACTTTCTCGCAGACTCTTGTAGTACTGCTGTGCTTCTGTGACCAGTTCGGCAGTTACGCCTTCTAGTACACGGCCTGCACTGGCACGATTGAATCTGCTTAGAGTTGAAATCTCACTTACCATTTCAGTAATGTGATTACCGCGTACATCGTATGGCTTGCCGCCTTGACGTGCATGCTCCAACATAGCTCGCCCGCCTGCTAGATTTTTAAACTGTAGTCTAAAGCGTTCAGAATCTGCTGTTTCAATAAACAAACTTTCAACATAACGGTGTCTAGCATCAGTTTCACCCAGTATACGATTGTGCTGAATTACCAAACGAGCTTCTGTAGGATTGCCTGAGTAACTGATTTTTTTGGTACCATAATAGCCTTCAAACAGTCCTTCTTTGATAGCAGCAAGACCCTGCATTGTGTACTTGACTTGATTGATGTTTTTGGGACTGTAGGTCCAACGGCGCATGTTGGCAAACTTGTGCAGATGTTGCACAAAGTCAAAGAATTCTGTTTTGTCATTGCCTTCCATGCTACGACCTAAATTGTCCCCGTAGAATACCTGCATTTCATTTTCAGTATCCAGGATAATTACCATGGTGCCATAGTTTTTGCCTGGGTCACTTACATAATCAAACGTGAAGATGTCTGCATTTTCAGCATCAGTTGGGCGGCCTTGTTTATCCAGCAGTTCAGCGTGGAAATCACGACTGGCCAGCAAGTCGTTCAGTTGTACAGATATATTTTCTTGTGCCATAGTTTATTATTTATACATTAACCCATTACAGATATAAACGGGAACGGTTCTACTATTGCATCGCCGTGGTCTTTCATGTGTGCATCCAGCTCTGAGTGATAGGTTTGCAATATCATCAGCATGCGAACAACCAAAAGACTGCTCATTACTAAATCATCGGTTTCCCCAGGCTTGGCTTTGTAGCTAGTGCCAGATGCCACAAAGTTCTTGAGTTCACTGATCAAGGGTCTGCTGCGTATTTTCATACGTCCAGATTCCACTAGAATTTTGAACTTGCTGCAAGCAACAATCTTGCTTTTGTGTGTGGTGTTAAAGCCCTTGCGGAATCTGCGCCCTGCGCTGCCCGTAACCGATTGGTCGCTCAGAAAGTAGCCTGGGATGTTTTCTTCACCATATTCGTTGATGCTGATCAAGGCTGCTTCGCCTAGAGTATTGTTTTCTACACTGTAGTATATGCTCTTAGAATCTTTAGTATAAGAGTGCAGTTCTTTGATAATGTCTACCATAATTCGAATCTGCGTTGGCACGTCAGTTTTGTTGTGGCGCCATTCAGCTACCTGTTCTGTTGAGCCTGCTTCAAACACCTGTATAGCAGCAGGGTCGCCGCCTGTGCCCAGACTAGGATCCAAAGACACGATGTACATAGCACTGGGCGTGGGGTCTTTGTACCAACGCACTTGTCCAGTTTTCCTAATGGGTTCAATACCTTCTAGGTCCATCAGTTTGATAGGAGCAATCAGTGTTTCATCGTTGATCACAAACTCGCAGTCAATTTCTCGGCGAAAACGTTCTTCTCCCAGCTGTGCCAGCTGTTCAGATCCCCACTGATCGCCACGTTCTGGGTGCTCGCGCCAATAACTTCTGAATGCTTTGAATCCGTTAATGCCCAGCTTAGTTTGGTTTCCGTGGTCGTCTTCGGTCTTGTTGGCACCTTTCCACAAGAACGCAAATTGATCTTCGTCCGAGTTAGGAGTGCTGGTTACAATTGCTTTACCACCAGTGGCCAGTGTAGGGCTAATAGAAGTCCAAAACTCTTTGGCAATGGTAGGCCTCACAAATGCAAATTCGTCAGCGTACAGCAGGGAAATACTCATACCCCGTCCTGTTGTTTCTGTAGTGGTCTGACTAACAATGCGTGAACCATTTTCAAACTCAATACTACCTTTGTTGTAACTGGTGCTGCCTGCACGTATATGGTCAGGGCACAATTCATAAGCATATCTTATACGTTGCATAATTTCCTGGGCACCTGTGTATTTGTGTGCAGCAATAAGAATAGTAGAATCTGGCACAAACATAGCATACCACAACAGGTAGCCTGCTGCACTGGTTGACTTGCCGGTTTGTCGTGGCATCAAACTGATGCTGTAGCGATAGTTGTGGTAAGTATGGATCAGACGGGTTTGATATTCATACGGATGATACAGCATTTTACCACGTGTAGGGTGCTGAATGTAAAAGAAATTGTCCATAAAATACAACGGACCTGTCACAGAGTCAGCACAGGCTGCAAAGTCGTCTAGTTCGCTCTCAGAGTATATTTCTTTACGGTGCGGGGCTTTAACCAACGCTGTTTCTTTTTTTGGTTTATGTGCGTTCATTTAGTATTTTTCCTGCTAACATTTGATGACCACGTGGGCCTACATGCATATAATCTCTTGCATATTCTAATTGTTCTAGGCTGCCAGACATTTCCTGATCTGCATACTTAACTATAAAAGGTATGTTGCGCTCAGCGCACAGTGCGCGAGTTGCTAACATATTTTTTCTTTGATTAACGTGTGCATTTTCACTCTCAGCAAACCAGTGTTTTAAATATACATCTGAATTAGAAAACAGTACCGACTGGCTCATTGGCATAAACACTTCCACTGGCAAGTCAGTGTTGCCCGTGATTAATTCAAATCTATCCCGCGGTGGCATCAGCTGACATACTAACTTTGGTTGCAATGCAGTAATCCAGTATTCGGCTAATCTAAAACAGGTATCGGCTGAAATGCCGGGCCAAGCAATATTCCAACAGTCAAGCCCAATACTGGTTGATACTAACATAGGCCAAGTCTGCTGAATTGGTAAGCCAATTCCAAACGTAAAACTACATCCTAGAGCAAGCATTCCAGATCGAGTTGTATCAAACTCATCACTCCGAAAACCGTCACTATTGATTGCGTAAGTTATACAGTTAGGTTGATCCCAACCTTGTTTAATAAAATATTCGCAATGGACTGGATTTAACATCATTCGTTGATAGTTTTCGTCGTTGTCAGAGTGCATCCAGTTAGAAGTTTGTCCAGCGTACTTTCTCCCAAAATGGAAAGGTAAATTTTTATGTTGCATGTAACAGTTTTTCGGTTAGTTCTGGCCATAACTGTTGAAACTGTGTGGTTTTTTCAATCTCTTTGCGCAGGTGCATGCATGAGCTTACACGACAGGTTTGATCAATGTTAAGACTGTTCCAGGGCGCAGAACAGAATGTTGGGCCAGAGGTTATTGGGGTGTTATCCATGTGTATGATGTTAGTCTAAATGTGTGTTTAGGAACCGGGGTAAGCATACCGTGCCATAACAATTTCTTAAATCCGTTTGAGTCTTCAGGGGTAAACATGATATATCCTGAGTTTGGAGTCATAGTGAATTGATGCCTGATATGATCAGGACTCTTGTAATGATAGAACGCTGTGCCTAAATTAGGCACAGCTCCTACCCAGAATAGTTGCATGGCACCAGGCATAAGACCGTCGGTATGCAATTCATTAATATAATCTTGCTCGTCTAACCACCAAGCAGTGCCTTGATAATTTTGTATTTTAACTTTCAGAGCAGCTTCAATACTGGGCCATAATTCGTTGCATGCTGAGTCCCATTCTTCAATCCAAGGTATTGCACTATTCTGTATTAATCTCCTTGGTCTAAATTGGTTTGGTATATGTTCCTGCCACAACTGATCCATCCACGGGGTATCTAGTACTTTGTTCACAAGTTCACAAGAAAATGCATCCTGGATGCAAAACAAATCATGTTCTTGATCAATTGCAGTTATTTGCATAGGTAAGCCAACTCCGGCCACAAGTGTTGAAACTGTCCTGCCGAGTCAGGGTGAAATTTTGTTTCAATGTCATGAATATGCTGTTTAAATTGTTTTGGGACATTGTTACTAGCGTGTGTGACTGCACGATATTGACTTAATGCTTGATCAAAGAATTGTTTTTCTGCAGGTGTTGCAATGCCTAATGCGTAAAATTTTTCTATTTCGGCGGCTGCAAGTGCAGCAACTTCTGGGCCATGCTGAAACGGGTCCAAGTATTCAGGTTGGAATAAATTTTGCCATAACACTGATGTACCAGTTGTTTCTGCAAACTCTCGCAATTCACAAATTCTTGTAGCATTGTATATGTTGTACACAGCATGTATGCCGCCCCAGTGGCCTTGCGTTGATATTAAATTTTGAATGATTGTAAGATTATGTTTAATCTTGTCCCATGTTGCACCGTGACGGACATATTCAAGTCGATCACCTACATTATCAAAGCTCATACTCCAGCCCACTTTGTTTCGTGTTGCTAATTTTTTAAATATTTTATTGTTTTCAAGATCAACTGACAAGTTAGTAATCAACGTCACAATTGAATCTTTTGGTATTACATCTAACAATCTGTTGTTTTCTGGAAGCAGTAGCGGTTCCCCACCTACTAGTGCAACTTCGTGTATATGGTCATGATGTTGCGCAATAAAGTCGCATACTTGATCGTAGTAAGGTCTAGCACCTGACTTGACTGGTATACCTTTGATAGCAGCCCACTTGGA